CCATGAGCTGATAGTTCATGAATTCTTTAACTCTGTTTGATTGCTCTTCTCTGGCTCTGTCTGCAAGTCCAATTATTTGAGTATGGACTGGACCAGTTGCAGGTAATAATTCTTTGTAAGCTTGTGCTTGAAATTGTGTGACTGCTTCTGCAAGGACCGGGTGTGTTGCACCACTTGCCCCTTGAAAGGGTTGAGTAGGGTTTTCGTATTTAAATCCTAAAAGATCTAAACCTTTTGTATAACTATCTTCCCAATCTTTTCTAGAAGATTTATATTGATTATAATTTGCTGCAAGTTCAGAACCTAATTTACCTAAAACTTCTTCTGGTAATAATTCTGCTAAGTTATCAAAGTGTGAATCTGTTCCAGGTTGATTAACTGCTTCTGGATCAAAATTAATTGTAGCGCCGCCATCTTCTTCTTGCGTAACTTTTATATCATCTGGTCCAACTTGTTCTTCAACAGTTTCTTGTTGAGCTTCAACAATTTCTTCTTCACCAGGTATTTTAATTTCAGTCTCTACGTTTGGTAGGGCTTTGTCTATATCTGCCATTTGTTTTCTCCGAGTTCTTTATTGTTGTAACCTGTTTTGTAGGAACATTCAACCCCTGTGGATTTGGTCCTTTTACAGGAGGAATTGCATTCCATTTAACGTGTTGCATATTTGCAACAAGTGTTGTCATATTTCCGTGTACTTTTTTCATTACCTAAAAAAATCCTCATCTGTTTTATTTCTACCAGTAAATAATTTGTAACCTTGATAACCAAGTGTACCAAGTGTTGCTAGTCCTGCACCAATAGACAATGCAGGTAATGCAGCTGTTCCTGCTAAACCAAGTGATGCAATACCAAGTAGTCCTCTTGATGCTCCGGCTTTAGCAAAAGCTTTTACTGCAGGATTCATGAATGCTGCACCTAAATAATTTAATGGATTAGTTATGATCTCTTCTGCATCTTTACCTTGTTTAATATCTTGTGCTACATAACCAAGTGTTGATGGTAGTGCTACGATCGGTGTACCAAGTGCCCATAAGCCTTTTCCAAGGACACCTTTGTTTAATCCTAAAGCTGCTCTTGTTTTACCAACTCCTTCTGGTAATGGTCCAGCTTCACCAACACCTCTAGCTGTTCGATAAACATTTTTTGCAATCGGTGCAGTCAACGCTGTTGCTCCAGCTAGTTCTACTTTAAATTGATTATCTAATAAAAGATTATTTTCAACATACTTACCTCTATCTTCTACGTCAGAAATAATCATTCCTTCCATTTGACTATCGTTAGTTAAGTATGTGCTTGGGTCATCATTTCTAAATGCTTTAACCAGTGCACCAGATCCAACACCCGCGGCTATGGTACCAAGGCCCAGGGCAACTTTACTACCTAAACTACCCCGTAATATATTTGGATTTTCTTTTAGTGCTGTTAAAAATTGTGTGCCTTTATTTTTTATTTTAGATGCAACTCCTTCAGTCTTGTTCATGTCTTGAGCAAATTTTTTAGGGTTTCTTTCTAAAGCTTCTTGAACCTCATCAACACAACCTGTTCCACCATTTGCAAATCCAATACGACCACCTGCTTTTCTAAAAATTTGACAAACGGCTCCACCTTTTGCAGCATCAGCTAAAACATCTGCTCTATACTGTAAAAAATTATCTGCCATCCGTGTAATTAATTTTTCTTTACCTTGTAGAGATTTAAAAGAAACTTTTGCATCTTTAAATGTATCTTGTAGATCTGGATTTTTTATAAATTCAAAAACTCTTTTGTATACTTCTGGAAACTTCGCAACTGATAAGTTAGTTTTTAAATTAAATGGTTTAGCACCATAATCTTTAATTTTACCATCTGCTGTAATACCACCAAAATCTTGTGGTAAATAACTTTGTATATTAACAATTGCCTCTAATGCTTTTTTATTTTTTGATTTAAATGCCTGACCCAATACTTTATCAAACTGTGCTTTAAATGCTCTTTGATTTAAAAATTCTGGTAATGGTTTTATTCTAATTAAATTATTTGCATCTTGACCTTCATCTATTTGTCTTAAAAAATTTAATGGAATAACGTGATCTAAATTACCAGCAAAATATTTACCAAATGGTTGTTTTTTTACTTCTGCCATTTGGGTATAAAAATTTTTTATTTTATCTACTACTTGTTTTTTTTCAGGTTTACCTTCGTAAGCTTCCGTAACTAAATCTATTACTCTATCTTTTAATTTAACGCCTGAATTTTTTATAGAATCACGAACTGAGTTTAAAACATCGTCATTATAATTTTTTAAATAAACTGCACCAGAATCTCTGCCTCTTTTGTGAATGTCTGAATATAAATACTGTAAAGCTTTTTCAGCTTCTTTTCGCTTAATATTTAAATCTTCTGATAAAGTAGATAAAGATGCATTTTCATTTAACGTTAAATATTCAAAAACTTTTAATTTATTTTTATCAACTTGTTTTAAAGAGGATTTTATGCCACCTTCTAAAAATGATTTTGCTTTACTATAATTTTTAAACTCTTCTGTTTTTTTTATTTTATTAAACTTTGTTTTTAAATCGTCTAAAGAACCAAACGATCCTCTACCCTTATTATCTAGTAAACTTGGTGTATAATTACCAGCTTGAGTTTTTGTAACTCTAAAACTTACAAGTTTATCGTCAAGTTTATTAACTCTATTTAATTTATTAATTTTATTTCGTAATTTTTTTAAACCCTTTTCATCATCTGCCATTACGACGTGTTTTGGAATAGGTGCTCCCCCTAATTTAGCTGCTTCTAATTTAGTTAAGGGTTTTGCATAATCTGTCCCTTCAGTTAACATTCTTTTAACTCTTGCAAAATTTGTAGATGCGTTTCCCTCTAGCTCTCTTACTATTTCTGTAATACTAGGGAGTCGTCCTAACTTTTCTGTAAGTCCTTCAGAAATTATTCTTAATTCTTCAACAGTTGGCATTAGACCTCCAGGATCTTAGCTAGTCCGCCTTTTGCTGCTTTGAAAGGTGATTTATATGACTTCATTGAATTTAAAAACATTTCAATTAATTCATCAACAGTTTCTTTTCCAGTAAGTTTTACACCACCACCAATAAACATTTCTGCTCGCTCGTAATCAATTTGATTTTTACCAGGGATTCTAACTTTGTTTATAAATTCTGCAGCTTGTAAACCTTGTGGCATATCAGCAATATTATCATACATACCATAACTACCTGGACCTGATGTATCTCTTGTTCTAATAAATTTATCAATAACTCTTTTATCAACGTCTCCTAAAAATTTTTCAGTAATTGGTCCTGTTCTAAATGTGTCTTCTTGCTTAATAAGATCTACATCATCAGCACCTTTTCTAAACAGATTTGCAATACCTGAGAATACACTTTTACCCAATCTAAAACCAGCTCGACCACCGTCTGCAAGACCTATACCTAATTTTATTTTTATGTCTTTTATAAAATCTGGATAGTCAGCTGGATTTTTTAAAACTTTATTTAATTGTTTAAAATATGCAGTTTTTTCCTGACCAACTAACGTTCTGTCCATTGCAATTTTTTTATATAAATTTGTAATATCTTCTGCTTCAATACCATATTCACGAAGTGCTCCGTAACCCATTGGTGTGCCTTTATCAACAGACTTATTTATGTTTGCAAGTTTTTTTGCAAGACCAAAAGCTTTACCTGCTGATCTGCCAAATCTAAAACTAGCTCGACCACCTTCTGCAAAAGGTTGTTCTGGTTTACCAGGTGTTTGAATATCAAGAAACCTTGCAGTATTTCTATCAAACCTTGGATCAGTTGGTTTATTACCCGCAGCATCTACTACGTCATCTAAAACTCTTTTTGTAAATTTTATAATTTCATCACCTGTTGCACCTGTTGGTAATGCTTCGGCAATTTTTGGACCAAAGTATTTTTCAACCAATAAAATTGGATCGCCACCAATTCCACCACCGCCTTCAGTAATAAATTTTACATCTTCTGCTGATATAACATTTCCTAAACTTGTTTTATTTACATCCTCTACTTTTAAAGCTTCTACTAAAAACTCTCTTGCCGATGCACGTTTAGCCGGTAAATCACCTTTGTTACTAACTTTACTTAAAGGCCCTTCCATCATTGCCTTTTCAAGTTGTCTTGCTAAATCATCTTGACCTTGTTCTCTTAATTTACGAAACGTTTCTTCAGCTGATTGAAATGGTGTTGCAATCTCATCTGAATCATCAAAAGACATCACACCTTCTTTGTTTCTTTTAGCGACTTGACTACCAACATCTTTTCTCATCGGTAAAATAGTTTCTGATGCCATTACACCTTCATCGGTCATGTAATCACCTTTTGATCTTAAAGCACCTAAACCTTCTTGGTCCAGGTTCCTGGTCCCTGTTGCCATGTCCGTAATGTTTGAGATTTGTTTAGGGTAATAAAATTCTTCTAGCTTTAACATGTTATTATAAAGCTTAGTTGCTTGAACATCGTTTAATTTGTCAGCAGTCAAATACCCCATCGGGCTTTTTAATTCGTCTAGTATTCTTGATTTACCGAGTACGCCTACAGCTTCCATGTTAATATCTACATTGATAAATGGTTCTGGATTACTGCCTCTACCTAGAAAAGTAACATTAGATCGGGAACCAAGGACATCGCCCATATTCCCACCTAGTTTGGAATAGAGTTTTACAATGTTTTCTACTAATTCTTTTTTAGCCATAATACTTTACACGTCCTCGTACAATTGGCTCTTCTTGATAATCTTCAGGATGTCGAACCAAACCACCCTGTCTAATTCTCATGATGGCTTGTGTCGTACTATCCACATAGTCATCATATTCTCCAAATGGGAAAGACGCACATTCTTCGACCACTTCCTGTGCAAAG